CTCATCCCGCCCATATTTTACACCCAATTTAATATACAATTGTTTTACAACCCCAAATTTTGCATCAATTTGTTTAGCTTCAGAGCTTTGTTTGTTGCTCGGGCAACGGGCCCCATTAGCCGGGCAGCAGCGGGTACTCCCCTGAGCGCAGGTTGTGCGGCTGACAAAGCAGCGGCTATCGCTGGGGCGTAAGACAGGCCAGCCCGGACTGCTGCATATGCACGCTGTAGTATCTCGCGGACGTGCACAGGGTTATCATAGAACTGCGGCATGAGCTGTAATGCCTCAACGGCACGGACGAGATCATCCAAGCAGTAATCGGGCAGTCGGGCCATAGGCCATTGATTGCGAGTAGTATAAGACACAGTCATGCCAAGCTGGACCTTGAATTTGTTCGCCGAATACCCAGAATCGAGGATTCTCTGGGTAGTAGTGACGATGCAGATCCACTCTCGGTTCTTGACGGGTGATGAGCAAGACACCATTTGCCCGGCGGAGTTATGCTTGAACAATTGTTGATAGTCAAACATCTCTTTGTACGGGCGCATGTATCCATAAACTCCACTCTCAGCTAGTCCTGTGAATGAACCGGGTTGGGAGGAAACTAGACCAAACCAGTCTTTGTTTTGTGACGTGCATATGGAATCCATAACAGACCCAATATTGTCGTCACTCGAAAACTGGCATGCAGCCACCTCACCATTTTTATACAGTTCTTGAGACATGTTAGATATTAGCAATGATATGGCAGGAACGTTACACATATATGGGATAGATTCATTATTTTGTAAATCATGTGCGGCCACGGTCCCAAATGTCCGGACAACATCTAGTGTGTTAAGCAGGATGTTGCCAGACAGGGACAGGGCTGCAGGCAGGCTGGTGGAGTCGAGGTTAGTAACGGTCACATGAACAGCAGCCCAACCCCAATGTTTGGCTTTCAGTGAGAGCACCATGTTGCCTCCATCCCCAAGGCTACCATTCGTTGACGTGTTGTAGGAACTCGTACCTGATGACAGCACATCAAATTCATCCTCCCAATTTGAACCGTTCCAATAACTAAAATTCATGCTAACGTTCGCCGTGGCCGGGACCCCACCTCGCGTAAAAGCGAGTTCGAGTTCGTCGCCACGGTTGAAGAACATGCCACTAATCCCTTCCTGGGTACGGCAATACCATTTATTCCCATTTATGAATGCGCCATCTGGAGTGACCGAAGTATTGGGGACGGCATGACATATAGGTAAATAAAAGCTAAGGTCGTGTGACCCTTCGCCAGTTATCGAATGATAAGTATAGCTAGGACCAGGCACGTCGCCGCCAGGCTGAGAGAACAGTAGTGAATAATAAGTTGAGGCGTTATTTGTGATCTGCTGCGAGTATATTAATGGACAAACTGGGTCGTTCTGTAGGATATACACAACGGTTCCAGCCACTGCAGCGTCAACCACACCTCCATCCCCGGACGTTGATTGCGACACTTGATCGACGTTAATCACGTCGAAAAGTCGAGTGTTTACAATTGGTCTAGCATTGCTCCAATCTGTCTTCACCAACGGGAAGTCGAAATCAAAAGGAAGGGCGATGCCATCGGCTATCGCCACTTCAGGGCCCAACCGTGCCCTATCAATTCGATTCATGACCTGGTTACGTATGCCACGACGAGTGGTGCGGGGGACCGGGGTTTGTTTGGGTTTAGGGCGGGGTTTTTGTTTCTGTCTTTGGTGCGTTTTCGGCGGGGGTTTGTTGGTGGGTTTGGGCATTTTGTCGATTCGGCGCACAATGTACAAGCCGGATGATACAAATCATCTGGCCGGGGTTTGACGAACTCCCCGAAACTATTTTACATACACTAGTATACAACAGACCTCGGGGCATCGCGACACCATGGATTCATTCTGCGGTCCTTCGTGTCGGCCCGTTCATCGTTCCTTATGCGCGTCAAAGTAGGGTGCGTCAATATATCGTACTGGTTCGATTCCCGAATTTGCTTTTCGAGGTCTCTCACCTCCCACGGCCCAACGTCGTGCTTGCAGCATATGTAATCGAGTAAAAGCTGGTTAGAGGCCGGAGTAGGTGAATCGAAAATATAGCGGAATTTGTACGAATCAGGGCTTGAGATATCCGCCTCGGCATACACCTTACGGTTTATTTCTCTCGCATGGACGTCCAAAAAGGGACCTACAATGGGAAAATCGTTCATGACGCATTTCACACATTTGACGATCCCGGCACGGAAATGTTCTTCTTTCTTGTCAAGAACTGGTCGGACAGTCCAAAACAATTTGTCGAGGATCGAAGATACCCTGGGGGCAAAAAGCAAGCCGGTTTTGCTGGGGTAGAAACGCCCAGATATGAACGTAACATCTTGCCAAGAGTCAAAGACGTTGAGCTCAGGTTCGATGCCGAACGTGCGTATGTAGTCTGTGCACTGCTGCGGCTGTAAATCGCCTTTAAAAGCGACAAGCTGATCGTCGCCCATAGCCAAAACGCTACCAGACAAGCCAAAATGCATTAACAACGACACGCCAATGGCAATATTAACAATAGTATTACCTAAAGAGGTGTCATTATGCCCACTCTTGGTGGTGTATTTGGCGTAGTATTTAATGAAATTATGCCTGGTGCGAATCGAACCTTTCACCTTGGCGCTCTTCCTAGCTGCATTGCCGACAAATGGGTCAACGAAGTCGTAGATGAAGTACTTCATTTCGTGATGCTGTCGCATCATGGTCGAATCCCAATTTTTGCCGTCAGATTCCAAGAATTTCAAATGCATTCGCCTCTCCATCCAACGAGCTATGCCTTGCGCGTTCATACCTGACGCCATAACGGCGTCGATGCCCATATAACTATAATTAAGCAAGGCGTTGGCAAATGATTTCTGGAGACAATAAAAATTGGGGCCAGAATACATCTGTGAATAGAGGTTTAAATACGTCTGAATGGCACGTGCTTTCTCAAGGCACACACTCCCAACAAAGAAGGCGACGTAATCGACTGGCACCGGACTCAATTTGATTGTGACCTCCTTTTTAAGGAAAGTCTTTACTACATTAAGTGCCAGGTCGTCCTCCAGCTGGGATTTTAGGAACATCTGCCTCTTCTTTTGAGGCCATTTTTCGAGCCATTTGTCGAGGTGGTGGCATAGGTCTGCCCAGTACATATGGTACAACCGGGGGAGAAAAGCCTGAAACCATTCACGCGCAAAATCAAAGTTCCCGGTAAACTCTGGTGCTGATTTCAGGTGACGCGTCACTAACGCGTTCAATGAGTTGCATACACACTTGGCAGTCGTATAGCCAAGCGAAAACGCCCTACCGATGAGGCGCGCACCTGGCGCGCGCTCAGAAGCATCACACCCGGAGACAGGGCACGTAAGGCGGTGCCCCTTCCCCACCGTGACCACTTTAGGGTAGCCCAGGCAAATAGGCTTAGTTACACGTGCGGGCAAATGCGACACCGGAAATTCCAATGTGCAACCTAGCACGTCAACCAAACCATGTTTGCCGAGCCGCCCAACGGTGGGGCCCCGGAGGGCCGGTCCCTAAGATGAGGGGCCGGCAGGCTTTGTCCCTTTAGGTTTCGGGGCGGTCAGGCTTTCGCCTTCACGCTCTTTACCCTTGACGGACATGGGGACTTGAACCATGGACCCGTCTTGAGACACAAGGCCTAGCTCTGAGGGATTCCTGTAAAACCGTGAATCATCTGGGGGCACAAAAGTCTGTGCTAACAGGAGTTGCTGATTCATTAAAGCCGTGACGGCTAAAGTTATCTCTCGATCAGACAATTTCTTGTGTGATTCGTTCTTGTCCGCTTCGAGTATGTTGGACCTGTACACATCGCGGGACAACTGGATGGCTTCAGACATGAAGTCAGTGGGGTTAGGCCAAGGATTGAGAGCAACAAAGTTCTTGATTCGTGGTAACGCCCGACTGGTAACGAATTCACTAGTCATGCCATAGAGGTTCATTGCAACTGGGGCATAGTACATGCTAAGAGTCAAGTACTGCACCATATGGCAATCAACATTGACCTGATAAGCGCCGCGGTTCAATGATTTAAACTGGCGGTATTCGTCATACCCATCATACATGACAGTCTGAGCATCGTCAATGCGCAGATCACGCAGAAAGGGTCTCTTCATGTTGATAGTGTCTAGTAACTTTATTCCAGGTGCTTGGGAGAGATTAACATACAAGCCGTAAGCTATGCGGTCATCCTTAAATTCAGGCATCGAGTTCACGCAAAAGGTGGTGGTCTTGTCAAGCAAGGCCACCCTCTTAATAGTTCTCACACACTCACAACGGTCGGGGGGGTGGACGCAAAAGGTCCAATTGGCGTGCAACGCCATATAATAATCAGGTGGGCTCTCCTTGAGAACCATCTTTTTCAAAAATTCATGGAATACCCCAAGCTTAGGTTTCTTGGACAAAGCTAGGAGCGCATTATCGACAGTGGTGAGACGAGGTTCACCAGGGCGATGTAAGTGGAAGTGCATAGGCATACTCCGAATCCTTTGTGTTGACTTGCATCGGTCTTTAAACTGCGTGATATCCGGTGCATCGAGCAACGAAAGATTCGCGAGCAACAGTTTAGCAAGAAGGTGATGTACATATGGTACAACGAGCAGAGCTCGTGTGACGGGTTGGCGGTGGATTATTGGATTACCAAACACGCCGTTGAGACGTGCTATCATGGTCCCGGCGTTTTTCAGGACTTTCAACATACTTTCGTCATTCGTGGTCTCAACGGCCCTG